CCCTTGCAATTGTAACTTTCTAATCTCATTTTTATCCATACGGACAACATGAGTAATGCGTGTAGATGTTTTAAGGTCTGTTGCATTGTAAGGAACAATTAAATCCTCTGCATGAACAAACTTAGAAACAGCTCTCTGCATTGAAGGGTCAAAGTAAATTTTTTTAAATGCTGAACCTACAATTGGAAGATAAAATAACATTTGATCTAACTCTGGATCATACTCTTCCATTTCATAAGTTATTTGATAATTCATGTAATTTTTAACACGCTCTGCTTGTGCGAGTAACTCTGGGTTTTCTGACCCCACAATGTGTGTTCTTACAGGTCCACTTGCTGGTAGCATTTCTCTGTATGCTTGTGCTTGAAACTGTGTAACGCTTTCTGCTAATAATGGGTGAACTACGCCAGATGCCCCCTCAAAAGGCTCTGCTCTATCCTCATAGTTCATGCCTAGTAGTTCTAAACCACCTTTGTACTGATCTTCCCAATCTCTTCTTGATGATATGTCTTCATCAATATCTCCAGTTATATCGCTTGATATTACACCTAACTCACTTTCGTCTATGTATTCTGCTAAGTTGGCATTAAATGGCACTGGCATTGATGCTTCAAGTTGCTCTTGCATCTCGCCTATTATTGCAGATCCGTCTTCTAACTCTGTTACGCCAGGTGTTATTTCAGTCTCAGAAACAGATACTTGAACACCTTGAGGTAAATCTACGTTTTCAACACCATTTACTTTTTCAATAGCCATGATTATCTAAGCTTAAACTTTCCACCCGCTCTCGCAGCACCCATGCCTCTACAGACACCGCCGCCAGAACCCATCTTTACAGGCCCACCTGCCTCAAATTTTTTAGCTAAAGTAGGATTCATCTTTTCTTGCACCGCCTCTGGTAACTTTGAAAAACCTTTAAACTTTTTTGGAACAGCACCACCATCTTCCATTCTTGTGGCAATACCCATCATCCTGTTCATTCTATCTCGATCAACATCAGATATATTTGCTGTTCTTCCCATTAAACGTCTTAACATTGCCCTCTCAGCATCAGACATTGTTGAAGCTTTTTCGCCAAGAATTTGCATCATCATTGCACGATCAGAATCAGATGTTGCTCCACCTTCTTGCATCTTTTTAGCTTTTTTCATAGCTTCCTCATTAGTTTTAGCCACTCTTTTGCTAAACTCTTCATTTAAGATAATAGTCTTATCAGCTCTAAATGGATCTTTTTTGGGCCTCATCTTTGGCTTTGGTACATTACCGCCCTCTTTCATCTCTTTAGCTTTAACTTTTTCAATTGCTTCCATAAGTCCGCCATCTTTTTTGTTTGGAATAAATTTTATACCGCCCTCTGGCTGGACTGATATTGTACCATCTTTGAGTCTTTTCTTGCCTGTTTGTCTAATCCTACCATCTTTATCAACTTTAATTATAGGTCTTACTGAACCACCATCTTTTGCCATAGTTATTGTCTCCTTCTGAATACTCAAAGCACTCCCAGGTTTTGGTGTAATATCAAAAGTCTGTGGCTTTGCTTTTACCTTACTTGTTTTTGCTATTTTTTTCAAACGCTTTGTAAGGATGGCATCTTTCTTTTTCTGCATATCAACTGTCTTAATACCAGTTTTACCCTTACCAAAATCAGAAACCATCTTAGCTAAACCCTTTAATGGATCTACCTTACCACCTGTTTTAAGAAGTTTTAACTGCTTCATTTTAGTGGTATCAATGACTTTTATCTTTGGAGTTTCTTTTTGTTTCATCGGTGGCATCCTTCTTCCAAAATACTTGCCAGGAACTGGTTGACCTCTTTCTTCTAACTCTCTGTAAGCTCTCCTTCTATCTGCTTCATCTGACATCAGTAATACTCCATCTTTCTTCTGTAAGCGGGTTCAAACTCCTCATCGTCTGGTGTAGCTATAAAACCACCTTGTCTGAATCTTAGTATAGCCTGTGTCATCGAATCTGCCAAGTCATCATGATCACCATGTGGAAAACTCGCACATTCCTCAACAACCTCCTCTGCAAAATTTGCATCTGGTCTCCAAACCATACCACTTTCAAACACAGGTGCACAAGCATTCATTCTAGCAAACTTATCAGCACCCTTGCTTGGCGTAAATGGCGTAACTGGAACACCCATACGTCTTAACTCTTGTGTTAATGGCGTGCCACTTGCTTTCTGCTCTATCAAAATCATGTCAGGATCATATGCCTCGGACAACTCCATTGCTTTTTGCTTGAGTTCTGGAAAATCCCATCTGCCTTTTTCGGCATCAAGCAAGATGATGGCATCTCCTTCTCCATCAACTGGAGTAAAAATACCCCAAGTAGTAATAGCACTATAATCAGAACGCTCATTTTTTGTGAACGCTGTGTCGTAGGACTGTATGACATACGAACAGGCAGGTGGGTTATCAGGATTCCAAACATTCCACCACTCCCTTTTTATTATCGCACCTTCTTCAGCAGTTGGGTTCTGCATATATTGTGCGTTCCATTTACCTACAGGAATAGATGCCTTAACGCCCTCTAACTCTTCTCTGCTCCAATATTCTGGCCATAATACATTATCTGTATCTGGAAAAATAGCAGGGAACTCCACGATCTCCCATTTATCAGCTCCGCCTTGTGCCTGCTTTTGTAATACTCTAGCAGTTAAATCTTTAATACCCCATCTTGTCATAACGATAATTATAGAACCGCCTGGTTGCAGTCTTTGTCTTGGACCTGATGTATACCAATCATAAATACTGTCCAAAGCCGTTGGACTTAAAGCATCTTGTTCTGATACTGGATCATCAATGATAAGTAAATCCGCACCTCTACCAGCTAAAGCACCGCCTACACCAACTGCATAATACTCGCCACCTTTGTTCGTTGACCATCTACCAGATGCTTTTGCATCCGCTGCCAACTTAACATCTGGAAATACATCACGAAAGTCATCGCTATCAATTAAGTTCTTAACCTTACGACCAAAGCCAACTGCTAATTCTGCCGTATGTGTTGCTTGTATTATTTTTAAATCAGGGCGTTTGCCCATAAGCCAAGAAGGAAATAAATAACTCGCAAATTCAGACTTTGTATGTCTTGGCGGCATGTTCACAATCAAACGCTTAATCTTACCATCAGCTACTTGCTGTAGTTTATCTGCATATATCTTATGATGCCTGCCCTCAATGAAAGATGGCCATATGCGTTTGACAAAATCTATATACTTATCTTGACTTGCTTTCTGCTTTTCAAGCATTGAAAGTCTGTCTAGCATGGGAGCTATCTTAGATAACTCATCATCACTTAAATATTCTGCAAACTCTAGGTTCATGTTCCTGTTGCTAAGAAATCGTCAACCGCTTTTATTAATCCACCATCTTTAGCGGCAACTATTGGTTTTGCAGGCACACCAGTTAATAATTCAATTAACTTGTTTAATTCACCACTGTCAAATCCTATTGGCTCAATTTTTGATGTCGCTGGTGCAAAAGGACTTGCAACAACTGTTGGTGTGTCAGTTGGTGTTCCTTTTATTGGCATTCCACCAATTACATTCGGCGGCAAGTCATCTTTCTTTTCTTCTTCTTTTTTTTCACTCGGAAGTTTGCGTAATAACGGATCATCATTGTCATCGCTACCACTTAACATGTCATCAAAACCCTTGCCATAACCAGTGTATGTGGTAACTGTAGGCGTTACGCCCAACAAACTCATAATACCACCCACAACTCCTGGCATTTGACTTCTGCCATACACTCCAGTTAATTGACCTTCTTTGTTAAATTCAAAATCTTGAACCTTACCCTTGTCTATTAAATTAGATATGTTTTTTCCTAAAAAGCCTTGTAATTGTGGATTGTCTTTTACTGCATCTTGTAAACTTTTATTATATGAAGCACCATATCCAGAAAAAATATTGTCATCATCTACTGTATAATCACCACCTCTTGCAGAGTCCTCATCATCTTTTTCATCAAAACCACCGCCAGAAAAATCTCCAAAATCACCAGTATTTTCCATGCTATCTAAAGCATCAGTGTCAGAAAACTCTCCTGATGCTTCGCCACCGCTAAACATATTTAGCACTTGACCACCATTTTCGTACAATACTTTTCTCACAGACCCAACTGGAGTTCCATCTTCAAAAAAGAAACCTTCATCCCTGTCTTCTGCTGGCCTTCTAAATAATTCAATATCACCACCTGGACCATCAGATCGATTTACAGTGTCTATCATATCAATTTGCGGATCTCTATAAAAATCT